GATCCACATGGTTTAATCATGCATTTACGCAATCACTAGATGATCTTTCTGATGTGGAGATGGGTGCCCCTAGTAATAACGATGTGCTTACGTATGATTCAGTGATTGCGCGATGGAAGGCTGCAGCAGGGGGAAGTGGAAGTGGAGATATTCCCGAAGTGATCGTGGCAAGAGATACCTCACCTTATGTAGCCATCGCTGATTTTGTTTGTAGCGGAACGAATGATCAGGTGCAAATTCAGCAAGCGGTGAATTCTATAAATTCGGCGAGTGGAATAATAACAGTTCTCGCCGGATCCTATACATTTTCTTCCTTTGTTAATATTGCTACACCAGGAATAACTATTAGAGGACAAGGAATGGAGAATACTATCTTTAAAAGAGGCTATATTACACCATCTGCCGATAAAGGATTAGTTCATGTTGCATTAGGAGGAAATCATACTTCTTTATTGGATTTTTCTATAGATGGCTTATCTGTTGCAGGCAGTTATAACTACGGAATATCTGAGAATAGTTCTGACGATATACTTATAGAGAGGGTTTCTATTAAACGAAGTGGTGGGGGAATTACTCTATCCGGTACTGCTGGGCCGCTAGGTGTGAAGATTACAAAGTGTGTCTTCTCATATTTGAGTGTTAATGATCCTGCTATTTCAATTAGTACGAAATACTACACCCATATTTCTGAATGCCTCTTTACAAATAATTTAAATATAGGAATTGCTATGAGCACTAATTCTAAATATACTACGGTAGATTCGTGTTATTTTATAAATGGTACCTATGCAATATCGGGATCAAATTCAGGATACAATAAGATCTCGAATTGTACTATGATTGGTTGTACTTCCGGGGGAATTGTTTCAAATGGAGTACACACTACTATATCTAATTGTTATGTAGTTGGAACAGGAGGAGATCAAGCGTATAGAGTGGGAGCCAGCTATCAATTTATTTACGGTTGCGTCTCTAAAGGAAGTGAAATAGGAGTTTACATTGATGGTGAGCATATTGAAATTAATGATTGTAAATTTTACGATTCGACTACAACGAACGGTACTATAACTATTCAATCAGGTTCAAACTACATAACTATCCATAATTCATTGATATACAATGGTACAAATGTGCAAGCAGTTTACTACTCAAATACGGATTATCTTATAGTAGAGAATAATCAATTTATAACCAATACTGGAAAATACTTATTTCTTGGAGCAACGTCAGATCATACAATTATAAAAAATAATCTTTTTCAGGGAGGGTATAAAGGGGGCATCTCATTATCTACTAGTAACGACTGTATCATATCAGGCAATGAATTTTATAATAATTCTTCTGATGCATCATCTCCTGAATTGGATATTACGTCTTGTAAGAGATTATTAATAGAAAATAATTATTTTTTGGGAACGCGTGCCGTTACATGTATAAATATTGATGATGGCGCATCCATTCAATCTACTATTCTTTTAAAAAGCAATACGTTTGGAGGATCCTATACTGCAGACTATGTATTAGAGGCAGGACAAACGATTCATCCGGAGCGTTGGATGGAACTTACTGATCAATCGACCGGTTATGCAGGTGCAATGATTGGATCCGCATCGGCATCCGCTTGTATTGGGTTTGCTACAAGCGATCCTTCTACAATTAAGCACGTCATTACCGTTTCACAAAATGCTACTACAAACCCAATCGCCACCGCCTGGGATGTTTGGTCTTTACCCTCTTTAAAAGAAGATATTGCTTTAATTGGCGAGGATAAAGAAGATCTTGCAGTATCGCAGATAAACAGATTGAAATTGATAGATTTCGATTGGAAGTATAGCGAAGGGCCGATAGAAAAACCCTTGATAAAAGAGGGTGAAGACAGTTCAATAATAGATAAAGAGTATGATGCATATTTAAAGGAGTATGATTTACGCAAAGCGATATGGAACGCAGAAAAAAATAGAACGAAATCGTGGTCTGTTGACATCGAAGATGAGAATTTTCCTGATGAATTCGCATCATTTGACAACAGAGGGAAAAAGGTTGGGGTCAATCTAACAGCCGTTTTGTGGAGAACCGTTTCGACATTGCAGAAGGCTAATAGATTGATAGAATCTTTGGAAACACGAATCTTAAAGTTGGAAGGTACAAATTGATGACGACTAGACGAACCGATACCGACAATATAACTCTTTCTATCAGTGAATTTGCCGAAGCCGTTAGGGCTGGTGGGGAATCAAAATCGCTTTTTAAAGAATGGATAAGAATCATCATTGCCATTACGATTCCTATGGTGGCCGGAGTGTTCGCGATAAGTAAAACATCCTTTCAAGTGGAGCAAAACCGGCAAGAAATCCAAATTCAAAGGGAATGGATTAATGATCATTTAAAGACTACGGAAGATATAAGGGATTCGATTAATTCCGTAGAAAAGGGGCAAGCGGTTTTGCTTGAAAAATTCGTACTTCTGCAAAAAGAAATTGAAGTATCGATAAAAAATCAATGAAAGTGTATCGGTGACATCACACTATGACAAATTATATTGAGATTTTAAAGTCCCAAAATTCTGAATTCGCTGAAAAAATCATCGATGTTCTTGAAGCATGTAAAAATCAGGATGCCGAAATGCGTCCATATTGTTTCATAAGAGATCCGTGGACACAAGCCAAATTATGGCGTCAAAGCAGGACCAAAATCGAAATTGACAGGATGATCAATAAATTGAAGCAAGAAAACGCGCGTTTTCTCGCAGAAATTCTTGATTCTGTTGGGCCACAATCAGGGCGATGGGCTACAAATTGTGTCCCTGGAAGTTCGTGGCATCAATGGGGGAAAGCCGTTGATTGTTTTGCAGTAGGGGGGTGTAATAGAGCCATCTGGACAGCGAAACATAAGTCATACTCTATTTATGCGGAAGAGGCAAAAAAACGGGGTCTCATGGCGGGGTTTCATTGGAATAGGGTGGATGCCGTTCACGTGCAAGAATCTTCTTATTCAGTAAGAGGTACTTACACATGGGAACAAATTAGTCATGAAATGGAGAATCGATATGGAAAAACAGATTCATCCATTGATTAAGGATCTCGAAGTATTCAAAAATACAGAACCAAGTGCGTTCCATCCCCTGATCGATAAAATCATATTCATCGTTAAACAAGGGGTACTTTGGAAAGAAAAGGATCCTGTTTCTAAAATCCCTGATGTTATTGTCCCTGGTGTACAATTTGAGAGAGAAGAATTGAAACGTGCTCTTCTTTCAGTGGTCATAAATTCTATTGATCATCGGTTTTTGTCCGAGAGCCAAAATTTAGATCTGAAGGAAAAAGCGAAATCCATGGCTAACGAGGTCATGAAAATAGACGACAATCCATTATCCTGGTGCGTTTTAAAACTTTTAAATTTAGTTTGCTGGGAATCAGTGGAAATCTACATCAAGAGACATCCTTGCCGCTGCGATGCCTGTCATAAAAGAAATGGCTTGACGTAAACTTTAAATCGTGCTATAATGTATGTTGAAACAATGGTAGAACGAATAGCCAAGAGCCAGAATTATTGATCATTACTTGAATTCCCCTCTTGTTACTATTCCATTCTTCCGCCAACTTCAAATGAGATATGCATCCTATAGAAAGGAGATTTTTATGTGAATAAAGTTTATGCTGTGGACATATCGAATGGCGTGGACATTTCCAAGGGATCTTTATTCGGTGAAATAGTCCATTGTACTACAGTTGCATTTGAGAGAAATAAGCACTTACAGAATACCATCATCGATGGGTTGATAGAAGCATTGAAAGATTTTGAAGTAAACGATTATTTACTACCAGTGGGAAATCCTATTCTTATTTCTATCGCTATTCATGAGATTTTAATGAAAAACGGTGAAATCAAAATACTCACATGGGATAAACGAAATGAATCATATGCTCCAAGACGCTTGACAGTGAGCGACAAAAAATACACGATTCACGAACTATCTGCTTAAGCAGAAGTACATACGCATTACTAAAGGAGTTGTAAAACGATGGCAACTAAAAACACAGGCAATACAAAACCGGCAGGGAAATCGAATCCACAAAGTAAAGTAAACGAAAAATCCACCAGCAAACGTCCGCCATGGATGGAAAAAGAAACCGTGGATATCCCAGCGGAATCCGGTAGTTTCTTTCCGAGAATTTCTCTCACTCAAGCCCTTTCTCAAGCCGTTGATCCTGGTAGTAAAAATTTTGTTAAAGGGGCCAAACCGGGTGAATTCGTTTGGTCCAGTTCTGGCGGATCTCAAATTCTGGGCGAATCCTTTCAATGCATTGTGTTGGGGACCACCAAACGTTATACTGAATGGATTCCAAGA